GCTCTCATCCGCAAAGCGCACCAGGGCGACTGGTTTAGCGGCAACAAGCAGGTTTCGTGGGAACGCATAGCGGCAGAGACGGAATGGGGTCGCCCGATCGTCGTGCACGACTATGACTTCGATCGCGCAAGCCAGCATCGCGGCGGCGCCGGCATCCTTACGCCGGTGCTGCAGCGTCTGAAGATGCTGATCAAGTACGACGGCACCGAGCTAGACGCGGCGATCATCAACGCGATCTTTGGCGCGTACGTGACGAGCCCGTTCGATAAGCAGCTTGTCGGCGAGGCGCTTGGCGACGGCGAAGAGGACGCGCTCAACGGCTATCAGGACGCGCGCGCGGAATTCCACGACAAGAACGAGATACGCCTCGGCGGCGCACGGCTGCCGATCATGTTTCCGGGTGAGAGCATCAACACGGTTTCCGCGACGCGGCCTGCTGGCAATTTCGCCGAGTTCGAAAACGCCATGCTGCGCAACGTAGCGGCGGGCACCGGAATGTCTGCCCAGCAGATTTCACAGAACTGGTCGGACGTGAACTACAGCTCATACCGGGCTGCAGCGCTGGAAGCATGGAAGACGTTCGACCGACGTCGCAAGGATTTCGGTCGCGGCTTCGGTCAGCCGATTCTTTGCGCGTTCGCCGAAGAGGCGATGGAAATCGACAACCTTCCGCTGCCAACTGGTGCGCCCGACTTCATGTCAGCGCGCGGCGCATACACGCGAGCATGGTGGATTGGTCCGGGCCGCGGCTATGTCGATCCGCTGAAAGAACGGCAAGGCGCTGCACTCGGTATCGAATCAGGTTTCTCGTCGCTTGAGGAAGAGTCCGCCGAACTTTCGGGCACCGACTGGCGCGATAACGTCGACCAGCGCGCGATCGAGGTTGAGTACTACAAGGCGCGCAACATCCCTCTGCCTTCGACGCTGCAGGGCGCGGGCGCTGATGTCGCGACGGAGGAACCGAAGGCGCAATGACAACGGAGAGTATATGGACGGCCATTTCGCGTTTTTGAGTCAGCGGATGTTCAACACGCCGCTGGCTATCAAGCGAGAGAAGGCCGAAGTCGTCATGGCGTCGCTCGCCGAGCGGCTCGGTATCTCGCAGATCGGCAGGCTTGATGGTTCGACGATCCGGCCCATGGCGTTTGGCGCGTGGGACGAAGAGTATGAATCGGACACGCGTGCCGGACGGGTTGTTGATCCTGGCTACGACATGATCGGCGACACGGGTGTCGCGATGATCTCCGTGCGCGGAACTCTCGTGCAGAAGCTGCGATCGCTGCGGCCGTATTCGGGGATGACTGGCTATGACGGGCTGCGTCAAAGCATCCTGTCGGCGCACGCTGATCCCGGCGTGCAGGCGATCGTCTTCGACATCGACTCGCCGGGCGGCGAAGTGGCCGGCTGCTTCGATCTGGTGGACACGATCTACGGCTTGCGCGGTGATAAGCCGATGTGGTCGATCCTGTCGGAGTCGGCATATTCGGCTGCGTACGCCATCGCGAGCGCGACGGACAAGATCATCGTGCCGCGCACGGGTGGCGTCGGGTCGATTGGCGTGATCACGATGCACGTCGATTGGTCGAAGGCAATCACGAACGCCGGCATGGCCGTGACGTTCATCACGTATGGCGATCGCAAAGCTGATTTCCATCCTGAAATTCCGCTGTCGAAAGAAGCACTTGCTGCGGCGAAGGCCGACATCGATGCGATGGGCGAGCTGTTCGTCAACACAGTCGCCCGAAACCGAAATCTCGCACCGGAAGCGGTGCGCGAGACGCAAGCTGCCTGCTACATGGGCGAGAACGGCGTGAGCCGTGGGCTTGCGGATGCAGTAATGGCGCCCGACGCGGCGCTCGTCGCGTTGTTGGCCGAACTGGCCTGAACCCCAAAGGAAACAGATATGTCATTGAAGAAGACCCTTGCGGGTGTGGCGCCATTTGCCCACCTGTTGAGCCGCGCCGGCGGCCGAGTCAGCGCCGCAAGCGCCGAACAGGAAGACGACGAACGCAAGCAGCGCGAAGGCGAGTCGGACGACGATTACGCAAAGCGCATGGAAGATCTCGACGAGAAGGAAAAGGCCGAGGAAGAAAAGCGCAAGGAAGAAGAAGCGAAGGCGAAGAAGGCCGACGACGTCGATGGTGACGATGCCGATATGGAAGACGGCGACGACGAAACCGACGACGCGAAGAAGGCCGCGCGCGCGACGGAACGTTCGCGTTGCGCGCGGATCATGGCGCATGGCATCGTGACCGGCAACGTAGAACAGGCCGCGAAGTTCGCATTCAACACGCGCATGTCGTCGGCTGAAGCAATCGGCCTACTCGGCGAAGGCGCCCAAGGCGCTGCTCCTGCTGCAGCCGCGCCGGTGGCACCGGCACCGGCAGCGCAACAGCGCGTGTCGCTCGACCAACGCATGGCGCACGCGCGGCCTGCAAACCCCGGATCGTCGGCGCCTGCGGCTGCTGAGCCGACGCTGGCCGAAAAGATCCTTGCAGCGGGCAAGATGCGCCGCGGCGAGGCCTAACCCCTCCCCACCAACGGAGATTCACAGATGTCTTTGACTGTCACCACGGTTGGGGAGAACCCCCAAGTGCCGTCCGTAACGGCACAAACCTTTGTACCCGATCAACTGATTGCGGGTCCGAAGCAGATTGTCACGCGCAATGTGACGCTTACCGGCGGACCGTATGTGCGCGGAACCGTGCTGGGTAAGATCACCGCGAGCGGCAAGTACACCATCGCGCTGTCCGCGTCGTCCGACGGTAGCCAGACGCCGACCGCCATCCTCGCCGACAACGCCGACGGCAGCGCCGCCGACGTCGTCGCGGGCGCGTTCCTCGAGGGCGAGTTCAACAGCAATGCGGTAACGCTCGGCACGGGCATCACGCTGACCGCTGCGCAAGATGCATTGCGACCGCTCGGCATTCATCTCAAGTCCTCGGTCTCGGCTGCTGACCCGAGCTAATCTCAACCAGAACTGATGTGAAGGCCCCGCCACCGTGCGGGGCTTTTTCATTTGGGCCACAACTCGGAGAGTGCAATGCCCGGAAATCTGATTTACGACACCAACACCCTGATCCAGGTTGTTGCAAACCTGAAGCTCGCGCAAAGCTGGCTGCTCGATCGCTTCTTCCGCAATCTGATCACGTCCGACACGGAATTTGTGTCGATCGATGTCGACGTCGGCAAGCGCCGTATGTCGCCGTTCTGCTCGCCGCTGGTCGAAGGCAAGCTGGTCGAGAGCCGCCGCTACCAGACCAACACGTTCAAGCCGCCGTATATCAAGGACAAGCGCGCTCCCGATCTGCGCAAGCCGGTTCGCCGCATGATCGGCGAGCGCATCGGCGGCGACCTTGCGCCCGAGGTGCGCGAGCAGATGAATCTGGAGTTCGAACTGAACGACCAGATCGACATGCTGACGCGCCGGCTTGAGTGGATGGCCGCGCAGGTTCTGCTGACGGGGACGCTGACGGTTTCGGGTGAAGGTTTCCCGACGACCGTGATCGACTTCGGTCGCGACGGCTCGCTGACCATCGCGCTGACCGGCGGTGCGCAGTGGACGGCAGCAAACATCACGGCTGGCACCGCGAACCCCACGGGCAACATCGAAGCGTGGCAGCAGCAGATCCTGAAGTCGTCGGGCGCGGTCGCGACGGACATCGTGTTCACGCCGAAATCGTGGAACGGTTTCAAGCTTGATCCGGTGCTCAAGGGCGCAATCCTGTATCCCACGCTCGGCGAGAACGGCAACGTGGTGAACGTCGGCGCGCAGATCCAGCGCGGAGCAGTCTACAAGGGCCGTTGGGGTCAGTATGACCTCTGGCTCTACAACGACTGGTATGTCGACGACAACAACGTCGAGCAGCCGATGCTGCCGGACGGCTCGTTGATCATGTCGGGTCCTGATCTGCAGGGCACGCGCGCGTTCGGTCAGATCATCGACCCGCAGTTCAACTACGCCGCTCTGCCGTTTGCGCCGAAGACGTGGTTGAAGGAAGACCCGGCGCAGCGCTTCATCATGATGCAGTCGTCGCCTGTCGTCATCCCGAGCCGCGTGAATGCTGCGCTGGCCGCAACCGTCGCTTGAGGTGAACATGGCCAGCGAAAAACTCATCGAAGCAGTCGTCGCCCGTGGTCGCACGATCCACGATCAACTCAAGCCGGACGAAGCGCCCGTCATCAAGAAGGCGGGCGAGACCGTCAAGCTGCCCGAATCGGAAGTGAAGCGCCTGCGCGCACTCGGCTTCCTCAATCCCGAAAAGGTCGAGGAAGTGCAGGCAGAGGGTGCGCAGATCAGCGGCGGCCAGGTCTCCGTAACGCACTCGGAGTAAGCCGATGGAATGGGACGACGTGGTCGACGCGAAGATCCTGACGCCGCTGCAAAAGACGTTCGGCACGGCAATCACGTATCAGCCAGCCGTCGGCGCGTCGTTCCAGATCACGGGCATCTATGACAAGGCGTTCTTCGGCGTTGATCCCACGACCGGAGAAAC